AAGTTGTAACCGCACCATTAATTGTGAATGGTAAAATGGATGTTACGTTTACTATATTTACTGATGCCATAATTGTCTCCTATATTATCCGAATACTATAGCCATAGCAATGGCTTTACCTGTTGAGGCTTTTGTATCTAGTTGAGTTTGTATGTTGGAAGTTACTCCGTCACTAAAGTTTAATTCTGCTGCTGTTGCAGTAACAGTAGTGCTTGCAATAGATAAAGCATCTGTTTCTAATGTACCATCTATATCTACATCTCCTGAGATGTCTAATTCTGTTGCAATAATTTTATTGTTAAATGTTGCCGCACCTGCCTCTGACATATCAAGGGATAGGGCTGTAATAGTAGCACCGCCATCATTGCCTTTGAATTTAATATCATAGTCTTGTTGAGAAGATGCAATATTCAAATCTCCATTTTCAAGACCTAATCTACCCATAGCTGTGCCACCATCTTTTAGATTAATATCTGCACCATCAGCATCAAGATTAATATCTCCTGCTACATCTATAGTTAAGTCACCACTTGATAAATCTATTTCTGTTCCGTCTATGGTTATGTTGTCTATAGAAACACCTGCATCTGCTGTTACAGCACCTGTAACTCCTAGTGTTCCACCTATAGTTGCGTTACCGCTACCAGCTAAAACATCTACTGTTGTAGTTCCTGCTAGGTTTAAATCGGTAAAAGCGTCTACTATTGCTGCTCCAGAACCTGCTCCGTCTGAATAAACAGCTTTTACATGACCTGCTGGTATGGTGACGTTTGCACCACTACCTTGAGAAATAATTATATTTTGTGAGCCTGTGGTTGCGTTTTCAATAAACCACATTTTAGAAACTGTGTTTGGACCTAACGTAATAGTACAAGCTGAATCAAGTGTACCTGTGTATTTTAAAAATATTGATCTGCCTGGGTCAGTAGAACCGTCTGCTATTGTGGTTGTGTGCGTATCTGCGTTAGTAGTTATAGCTTCTGTGCCAAAACTAAAAGCTTCAGCGATTAGCTCTAAATTTGTGTTTGTACTTGTTCCCCAAGTACCAGCCTCATCACCTGTTGCGATTTCTTTTAGCCTTAAATCATTTACGTATGTTGCCATGTTTTTCTCCGTGCAAATTTATTATAAGTTGTTTTTCCATAAAAGTTAAGCGACTTCTTCCCAGTTGGGAGTTTGTGTATCATCTACAAGACCCCATACTAATACATCGGTTACAGATCCTGTCGCTGAAACCCCTGTTATATCTATGTTTGCTTTACAAACTGTAGTGACTGTTCCTAAAGAAGCAGTACAAGAAACACCATCTATAAAAACGTTATTTACTGTACTGATTGAACTTGTACCTAGAGCTGACGTACCACTAAAACCAGAAACTGATAAATTATTATTACTAACTGGTGAAGCACTTCCTAAAAGTCCCTCAGCGAAATCTAAAGAAACATCTAAATTATTGTTTGTTGATAAAGTTGCCGTACCTAAAGCTGATGTACTAGCTAAACCATCTACAGAAATATTATTTACTGAAGTTGTTGTGGCTGTACCTAAATTTGCTGCAGCTAATTGAGTTGCAGGAGTTACATTAGCGTCAGCTTGTATAGTAACAGTTACACTACCTAAACTGGCAGTAACTCCAGCTACTGATGCTATAGCCTGAGCATTTACTGTTGCAACTGGTGTACCTACTGATCCTGCTGATGGTGCGGTTATTTCAAGAGGAACTGCTGATTGACCGTAATCAAGTTGTCCCCAAGTTCCCCGTCCCCAGCCATTTAGGTACTGAGACATTTTAGGCTATACGTATAATCGCTGTGCTTGCTGCTGCTGCTGGGAAAACTATAGTAAAGTCACCTGCGGTTGATGTTTTGTCACCACCAAAGTCGATTGCTGCTACTGCTTTATCACTATTGGTGCTATTATAAATAAGACAACCTCTAGCAGTAACCGTAGCGTTACTAAAAGTAAGATCAGCGAAATCTGTGAACCCAGTAGTACCACTTGAAGTAGGTGCAACATTAGTAAGTGCTCCTCCTCCTGCAGTATAGTTAGTTCCACTAGCTTCATTAGAAGTTGAGTACGCAGTTGTACTTTCTCCCAGTGACGCTGAACTAGTGAATAAAGCTAGTTTAAAACTATTACCGCCAGAAGCAGAAAAATTATGCGTGGCTTCTAAAAGTTCTTTTTTAAAACTAGTGGTTAATGTTGATGTAATTGCCATTTTTAAAGCTCCTTTATTATCTTAGCCAAATCTCTGTGACCTTGTTGTTCTAAAACATTTTTCATAGTCACAACTTGACTGTTCATTGCTTGTTTCATATAATATAATATTGCAGAATATATAGCTACTCTGTAAGCTTCAGCTTGTTGACGAATATGTGGTTCTGAATTATCAGAAATGCCACATATTCTTTCTGTGCAACGTTCTGCCCAAAACTCAGGACTGTGACCTTTATACTCAGTAGTAGAAACACCTATGGATCCTAATGTAGATGTAGTATCTATTTCTATCACGCTTGTGGTTCTCTTCTTATTTCACCATACCTATATTGGTCTCTAGTGCTTTTGGCTTCCCCAAGATTTTTTAGCATCATAATAGCTTCTTGGAAACGTTGTTCGTAAACTGGTATTGATTCAAAATTTTTCAAATACATAGCACCTTCAGCTAGACTTCCGTAAAGTAGTGCATTTATTGCATTTTCTGACATCCATGTTGTTGATGAACTGTCTGTTAAGGATTGAGGTCTGTAAAAATAGTGTAACTCAAATGTAAAATTGCTATTAGGTGTTGGTGCAAGTATAAATGTATCGCTATCAAACTCAGCATAGTATTGTGGACTTCCTGTAGTGGAAGCAACTGGAGTGTAGTCTCTTATAAACGACACATGTTTTAGTTTTAAAAAAGTGTACGTATTGTTTTCGTCTATAACTGCTAAACTAAATGGAGCTAAAAAATCGGTAGGCATAGTTAAATATGTGTTATCAGCTGTGCCTGTGCCTGTCACATTCTTTTTAAATTCATCTAATTGTACACTTTTTAAAATTTTTTCTTCTGTTGCTTTTATAAAGTTAGGGATGTTTGAAACAAAAGACGACTCTGTATTCTCTAAATATTCTTTAATAGCTGTAGTTAATGTAGTATTAGTCCAACTCATGTGGTTACACTGACTCCTCCAAGCTCTGCTGTTGCTTGTTGCCCTGTAAAACTGGAACCTATGGTATTGCTATTTAAAGCATACATAATTGGTGAACTAACTCCTGCACTGTTTACTGGGTTTTTTATTAAAACTGTTCCTAGATGTATGGTTGACTTAACATCTGGTCTAGCATTAAGTAATGCTTCTGGGTCTGATACATTTCTTTTTGGCTCAAGCTGTGGATGTTTAGGATCGTACATATCTGGTCCAACCAACAAACCATCCCAAGTTCTTTTCATAGTGTTTAATTTATATCTAAACCCACTTATGTCACATATACCGTATGCGTTTTTACCTCTTGCGTATGCCATTAGTACCCTATCCTCGGAGTAAGTTTTATACTTGCTCTGTCTCTGTCTTCATCTGCAGCTCTTTTAAATGCTTCTTCATACTCCATTTTTAACAACGGAGACTTTTGTGGATTCTTTTTTAATGCTATTTGATATGCTAATCCTAAAGACATACAGGGTATAAATCGACTAGGTACTTCTTGATCTTGTGTAGAAGCAGTAATGTCGTCTATTCTTTGTACTCTGTAACTAATAAATTTATAAGTTGTAGTGTCATCTGGCGTAGGGTATACGTGTAAAACTGGCGTTTCTTTTCTTTCTACAAAATATTGAGAAGGTCTGCCTTTAGAAGTTTTATCTGGTATGTTTAAATATTCAGATCTACTTATACGTTCTAAAGTTATGTCACTGTATGTAGAACTGCTTGTGCTGTCGTAGACACGCACTATAGCCTCTAGGACGTCAACATCATAAGAGTTTAAAGTGTAGGAAGAAGTTCCATTAGTAAAATCTAATGAAACTTGTTCTACTGTCCAAAGATTTATACCACGATTGGACCAATCAGCAAACATAATGTTTAATGATCTTCTAGCAGTCCTGGCATCATATCCTGTTCTTAACTCAAGACCAGCAAGTTCATAGGCTTCTTCTATAACCTGTGCTGTGTCTAAACTAAATGTTTTCGTCCCTGAGGTCGCCATGTGTTTAGTACTCTTTTACAACTGTTAACACTATAACGTAAGAATCACCACTAGCATGTCCAGTGGTAGTTAGTTTTATGTCACCTGTTTTCCCACTTGCTGCTGCAGTATTTTGCAGACCACCCATGTAGGAAAAATCTATGTCATCACTATAGTCAGAATTTAAATCCCAACATATAGTATTTGTACTAGCGTTCCATAATAACTTTACACTCATGCCGAAAGTTGAATAGTTTATTCTACTAACTTTACAACCTGTACAAGTAGCACCATCAGTACTTCTTGTAGCTAGTGCACTTACATCTACTTTAGTGACAGCTGATTCACCAGTACCATCAGACGTGTTAGTAAGCTGTATAACAGCTTTTCTATCATCGTCAACAATTGTTGTTGAGGTTACTGCATCTGCCATATCCTACTCCTATGCGTCTGCGAATGGAGTAACCACAGTACCAGAAGCAAGAACGATACCTTCAACTGCGTACTTGGCTGCACCTATAGCAGTCACTTTAATTACAGTACCAACTATACCACCTTTAGTAGTACCGTTTAAAGTAATGACGTCATTACTAGCACCTGACATAAAAGTTTTACCTGCTGCGTCACTCTTACCTAGATATAAACCACCAACAAATTTATCTGTTCCGTCAGTTTTAATATCTAAGTCTG